TGATTATCTGCTGCGTATCTATTTGAGGAATCAAATAACGCATAAGGTTGAGATGTTCTTAATCTTCCAAATGCATCTACATTTGTTCCATTAATACTTACTGGCTGTGTAGTTACATTTACATTATTACATGAGCTCATTAGCAACCAAACCTCATATTATACCAACCGACTCTTTCTATTTCTTGTTTTAATTCTTCTTGAAAAGTAAAGTTAAGTTGGTTTTTCATAGTCTCTAAGGACTGAAGAACTTGTTGTTGATTATTTGGATCATACTCTGGACTAGGTTCTGGAATGTAATTAGTTATTTTAGCCATTATCTTCTACCATCGGGTTGAATGTCTGCTCTAAAAGTTCCATATCTCCAAGTTTCTCCACTAGATAGATTAGCTATTTTTAAACTAGCAGCTCTTCCTCTAGCACGTGTATCTATTTTTTGAGTGCTTGATGTTACAGAAAAAGGTCCTAAAGAAGAACTAGCCGCTGTATCTGATGGATAGTCTTTTAATAAAATTGTAACCGTTGCAGTTCCATTTAGTCTTTGAAAATCAGGTATAAATCTTCTTACCTTTGTAAAATATTCTCCATCACCGTCTAGGTGTATCATAAAATCCCCAGTCTCAATAAAAGAAGAAATTGTTGTAGTCACTCCATTAGCCAATTGATCAGTTCCAGTTTCATGTTCCCAGAATATAGCAGAACCAGAAGTATTTGTCACTCCTTGGATAACTGGGAAAGTAGGGACTCCTGTAGAATCAAAAGAAGTAGCATAAGGTTTATCAAATAGATGAGCATCGTAATAAGATGTTCTAGCTAAAGAACTTGTATACCAAACTTTTTCTGAGTAATTATATGTAACACATCTATCTATTTCAGTAGCTGTATTTGAAGGATAGAACCAATTTATTTCATTAAATAATGAATTGTGACTAGCGTATACTAATTTTCCAGCATCATAATTAAATCCTAAGTCTCCTGGGTTAGCTGTATTAAATACAAAATCTTCAACTGAACAAGGTATTTTAACAACTGTTCCATTGTAAGCATTAAAAGAACCAGAATCATCCATCCAATAAACAATACCATCTACGAAAACAACTCCCTTAGAACTCATTAAACCACAGTTAGATCCTACCTTTCTAATACTAAAAGTAAAAGGTGCCCCAACATATTGCATGGTATAAGCAGCAGTATCGGTTAAAACTAAAATATAATCTTTTGCTCTTATTGCACCTACGATATGTGTTCCATCATCTATTCTAAAAGTACCTGCTGTGTTAACAGAAGTTGGTTGATATTCACTGTAATTTTCTTGATCAGAAAATCTAATTAACATTGGATCAAAACTTAAAGTATCTCCAATAGTTGCTTCCGTTCCTAAATGTATAAAATGTCTGTCTGTATCGGATACGATTGAAATAGCTGTTCTAGTAGGAGCATTTGCCATAAGAGTTGCTCTAACCTGTAAAGCATTATTGTTATTACTTATTGGCTGCCATGTAAATGTTCTACCATTTAATATAGTTGCAGTTAATATTTGTCCAAAATTATCTAAACTCCAACTAGCTGGATCTAGTCTAACCGTAGAAGATAAAGACGATGCACCCCATGCAGTAAAGTATTCAACCCCTGCATTATCAACATGCGAAGCCGCAGAAGTTCCATTGTATCCTCTACTACATCCGGTTAAATCATCCCCTGAAATACCTGTAAAACTTATAAGTTCATTGTCTATTTTAATAACTCCTGTTAATGGAAAACCTGCAGTAGAAGTTAAAGTAATAGTTGTAACTACGGCATCAATCGCTCCATCTAAAGTAGTAGTTAATCCAGAGGCTCCTCCATAAGATCCTGTACCAAATCCAAAACCAAAAGTCTGTCCAATAGGACCTACTTTAACATATCTGTTTACAGTACATGCCCCTGAAGCTGCAACAGTAACTCCGGCATTAGCTGCCATTGTTATTGTAAAAGTATTAATCGTTGCACTGATTACTTCAAAAGTTTGATCAGTAAAATCGGTTGCTGTGTATCCTGCACCAACTGGTGGAGTTACACTTGTAAAAGTAAAGTAGTCTCCTGCAATCATGTTATGACCAACTAAGTTTACGGTGACCGTTGGCGAGGTGTCTGTAGTATCAAACGTTCCTCCTGTTTGCGCTGCCTCTAATGGAGTAATATCATAATATGCTCCTCCATAATAAATATATAATCCTCTTTGAGACCCAAGTGCTACATATCTATTGCCATCTAAATCTGACCACTGGTGTTGTGCTCTTACGCCACCGGCCAAGGTGTCTGTTGTAATAGAAGACCATCCGCCTACTTTTTCAGGAAAACCGTAACGAAATCTTACAAAATCTCCATCTACATATTGCCCTTCAGCAGCAGTATCTGTAATTTGTTTGTTAAATCCTGGTCTTATATTAATTAAATTTAAAGCCATAAAAGCATTATACACTAATACCTTATTTCTATAAAGATTAGCCTATTTGATTAAATTGATACTTGAAATTTAATTTTTGTAGCATATAGTGCCTTATATATTAATTATGAATATAATGAAAGAGAGAAAATGATTGCAATCTTAGTGTTTGGATTACCTGGATCAGGGAAGACTACGTTTGCTAAAAAGCTAACTGAAAACACAACTATACCCCATTTTAATGCGGATGAAATTAGAGGATTATTTAAAGATTGGGATTTTTCCCCAGAAGGAAGACTAAGACAAGTGTCTAGAATGTTTGATCTATATCAAAGATCCAATAAAACTTGTGTGATAGACTTTATTTGTCCTTACGATAAATATAGGAAAGATTATGATATTACAGTTTGGATGAACACTATTTTGAATAGTAAATACAAGGATACGGACAAAATATTTGAAAAACCTAAAAAAGTAGATTACGAAATAAAAGATTTTAATTATAATTTCGTTATTGCACAAATAAATAAAACTATATGATAATCAATAATAGAGTATTATTTCTACATATACCTCATACAGGAGGAAGGTTTGTTTCTTATAATATACAAAAAAATCAAAATTTTATTCATCACAGTTTTACAAAAGATGTTAAAGGTGTTGAAATAGAACATTTAAATATGTTTGATAGTAATTATCTTTATGGATCCTCTAAAATGTTTGAAACATTTACAATTGTTAGAAACCCGATAGATAGGTTTATAGGTTGTTTAAGGAATTGTAATAGATTGAACTTAAAAGCAATCAAATACATGTTTGAAAATGAAACAAATTTTTTTAATACCGTTAATAAGTTAAGAGAAAGCAAAACTAGTAACTGGTTTGAACCTCAAATAAATTTTATAGAACATGACACTAAAATTTGGAGATTTGAAAATGGCTTAGAGGAGAAATTTAGAAAATGGATTATGAATAACTTTAAACTTAAATTAGAAAAACCTACAAATCATGAGTTAAACTTTTATAAACATAAAAGTGATTATAACCAAGTGTTTGATTTAAAACAAGAACAAAAACAATACATTAAAGACTATTATTTTTTAGACTATAAAATATTTAACTATAATTAAAAGTTATGGATCATTTAGAAGCAATTGTCGAGATAAAAAATGTAGTATCTAATGAGTTTATAGATAAAATTATACCGTTAATAAATAAAAAAGCAAAAAAAAATTTAACAATCGAAAATTATAAGTTAAATACAGACATGAGAACTGTAAAAGGCTATCATTTAAATTTTAACACACCCACTAACTTATTCTATTGGAATTATATAAAAAAAGAAATAGAAAGAATGTATATTTTTTACAAAGCAAAATTTCCTAAAATGGGAAGTTCACTAATAAATCAAATAGATTTATTAAAATATACTGTTGGGGGTAAATATGAAGTTCATACAGATCAATATACAACCACGCCTAGACATTTAAGTGTTATCATTAATTTAAATGATACCTATGAAGGCGGAGATTTAATTTTTACTAATCAAAAAAATAAAGAAATAAAAAGATTAAAACTTGGTAAAGGATCAATAGTTTTTTTTCCAAGTAATTTTATGTACCCACATAGTATTCAACCCATTACAAAAGGAACAAGATATAGTATAGTTTCATGGCTTCAATAAATAATAAAATTTTAAAAACTAAATGATTAATATACTTAATAAAAATAACAAATTAGATGAGTGTAGAAATACGTTTATTGTTTCTTATCTTAGAAATGTACAAATAATTCATGGTCACTATTCTTATCCAGATATAATACAAAATTTAATTTTAGGAATTAAAAATAATCTAAATCCTGAAATGGAAAATTTGACTAATGTCAAAGGTGGAATGACTAATTGGGATTATTTTATTGATAAGCCTATTTTTATTAATTTTATAACTCATTTAATTAATAAATATCAAGTAACTCATTCTAATATATTTGAATATTTTTTAGAAAAATATACAATACAAAATGCTTGGGGTAATGAAATAAAAAAAGGGGATAGTTTAAATTATCATACTCATCCTTTTTTACATGGAATTTTATATTTAACAAAAGGTTGTGATTTAAACTTGCCAGAATTAAATTTAAAAATAACTCCAGAACCGGGTGATTATTATATATTTCCCCCTGAAATATTACATGGTTTTGATACATATCAAGGAGATAAAAATAGATACAGTTTAATTTTTAATATTGCACAAAAAAATCAATTTGAGTTTTCTAAAAAAATAAAACAAAAAAATGAACGAAAAAACAGTTAATATAGATAAGTTTATTGGAGTATATGATAATTACATTACTAAAGAAGAATGTAATAAAGCTATTAAATTATATGAAGATCAAAATAAATTTAATAATACTGTTAATAGAATAGGTGGAGAAAAATCATCTATATTACAAAAACAAGATCAACAATTTTTTGCAGCACCTTTTAATTTAAATGTATGGTGGGAAGAATTAAAACCCATGATGTTTAATTTTGATATAGCCTTAAAGCATTATATTGAAAATACTGGAGCTGCGGATGCTTATGGTGTTCCATTTCATTTTACTAATTTAAAGATTCAAAAAACTTTACCAACAGAGGGTTATCATGTTTGGCATATTGAACACGGCAGAGGGTTTGAAATGGAGCCACGTGCTTTTGTTTTTTCCATATATTTAAATGATGTGGAAGAGGGGGGAGAAACAGAATTTCTTCATTTTTCAAAAAGAGTAAAACCTAAAACAGGTAGAATAGTTATTTGGCCTGCAGCATTTCCTTATTTACATAGAGGAAATCCACCACTATCTGGAGAAAAATATATTTTAACTTCTTGGATGATGTTAAAATGATGAAATTTGATCCTTTTTCATATCAAAATTTATTTTATAAATATAATTTAAAAATTTCTAAAAATGAAATTAATCAAATTTTACATTTAATTAAACCTAAAGAATTAAATGTTATTGATCAAGCAAGTACTTTTAATAATTTAAATGTTTTAAATTTTCCTATTTTAAAAAAACTTAAAAAACAAATAACAGATATATTGGATAAGCATAAATTACTATTAACAAATAATTGGTCTCAATTATATAATAATAAAAATTATCATGGTATACACAACCATTTAAATTCTGAATACTCCGGTATTTTTTATATAAATGGATGTAGTCCAACTCTATTTTATGATAGAGAGTATAAACCCTACATTAACAAATTTATAAAAAATCAATTACTTTTATTTCCTTCCTGGATTCCTCACGAGGTAAAACCTTTAAAGGTGGATGAACAAAGATTAATAATATCTTTTAATACTATAAAGAATATGAGGTAGGTCTCTCACCTACTCTAGTAATTTTTTCAGCTTCAGTTTCACCATCAATATTATTATTATCCCAATTAGATTGTAGTTTAACTAAATGAACTGTGTTCCATTTATTAATAAATTTACTGAAGTCTCCAATATTTGCATCTGCAAATGATGAGTGGGGTGTTGAATCTTTGTACTCTACTTCATCAGAAGTAATTGAAGTTCCATATTGAATAACCCAAATGTTTGAAAATTTAGGATCAGACCAGAAAGAATCGTCAGATATAGTGTATGAAGTACCTGCTGCATCACCTGATTGTTTTATAATCAGTTTGTCTTCAAATACTACTGTCCAATTTGCATTTGTTGCCATAATTTCTCCTAAGTTTTAATAATATAAATTAATGTTAAATAAGGTTGAAGAACCGAAGTTGCATCACCTGAAAAAGTTGCACTCATATTATGAGAGTGACCTTGTCCTGAACCTGTGTTTTGAATAATTCCGCCAACCTGGGTTAGAGCAAATCCTCTAGCCTGATTGAATGTTGCTATAGCAGCTGTAGCTGGATTACCAGAATTAGTATAAGATTGATATTGATGATCGTGTGAAGCAAGTTGTGCTGTCGATAAAGTGGCATTAGCTGTTGAACCACCAACGTTTCCTGTAGCTGCTACAGTATTTGCTCCACCCGTTGAACCTAAAGCTTTAGTTCCAGATTTTCCTACAGGAGTATTATCTTGTAAGTCAGGTACAAGAAAAGTAGTTGAACCATCACCTGCACCATAAGTCGTACCTATAATTGCAAATAATGCTGAATAAGTTGATCTTGAAACAGCTGAACCATCACATTCTAAAAATCCCGATGGAATAGATGCTGAAGACCATGGAACAATTGTACCTGTAGCTGTACCTTCTATACCTGTAAGGTTTGCTCCATCAAAATCATATTTAGTTGCTTCGTAATTAGCCATATTATTTCTCCGTGTAAGTCCATCCTGTTGTAGCGTCTCCTGAATATACTAATCCAAAACCTGCACCTTGTGTATTAACTACAAGGTCTGATGCTGAGTTAGCTATATTAGAACCGTTTCTACCGATAGTCAATGCGTTAGTGTTAAAATCATAACCTTGATCTACAAAATTTACCGTATCTCCTGTAGCAGGTGATGCAGGTAGCGTTATAGTTACTGCTCCACCGTTTGTATTTGCTAAAATTTGTGCTCCAGCTTGAATTGTTTCAGCTGAAGATATTGCTCTCCATTTTTTAAATTCTAAATCTTTTACGATGTCTGTTCCATCAGCATGACAAAGATAAGAGTGTCCTTCGCATAATAAAAATCCAGTTTGACCTGTTACTTTAAAAGTTAAAGTATTATTAGCGTGATCTGTTCCATCAATAATATTAAATAATTTTTCTATAGCTGTTGGAAAATTTACTACTCTATTTCCTGCAAGAGTACCTGTAAATTTTAAAGTCATATTTCTACCATTAGAAATAGTGGCATCAGTAACTGCTAAAGTTACATCACCGCTTGCGACATCTATTTCTTGATATCCAGCAAAACCTTGTTGAATTAAATTCAAATTTGTATTTGTTTTATCTCCCCATGTACCAGCGTTTTCGCCAGTCACCATAAGTTCTAAACCGAGATCTGAATAACTTGATGCCATAAAATTTTAAGCTCCTGTTTTTATATATTACAATATTACTATAATTA